ATTCTTAATAATTCTACCATATTCAACTTTCTTTGAACCATCTATAATATTATTTGTTTCGCATGGAGTAATACCAGAAATATTTTGTCTAGCCGTTTGTTTTATATGTAAGTCATACCAATTCTGTAAAAACATTTCTGGTGATACTACAAATACATCATAACATCTTCTACAAAAATCTTCAATTAATTCATCTGTCCAATGTTCACTTTGTTCAGCCCATTCTACAAATAATTTGGCTTCATCATAAGTTTCACCATACTTGGCTAGTAATTTTAATTTAGATTTGTATTCAGAATATTCTATCTTTTCTGGAATATCAAAAAATTTCAAGAAATCACAATATGAAGTGTAATTCATTTATCCTTTTTTCACTCATTCAACTTATATTATACTAAATTTTGTCAGGGATGTCAAGTTAATTTATTTTATATCTTCTATCAACATGTCTGATTTTTTGCTCATCGTGGTCATGAATATAAACTTCTTTGATTGGGCCATCAATATGTTTATCCCAATAATCAAGAAATTTCTCAATCCTTGGATAATGTGGTCTTTGATCGTCTGTCTGCCACATGAATTCGTTCACTAGGTGTAAATAATCTGGCATATAATAAACTACTTGCACGGATGCAATTGTCCATTTCTTCAGAATAATAGTCAAGATTATCCCCTTCCTGTTGACCCAAATCCTCCTTTTCTATCCGTTTTTGTTTCTGGGCGATCTTTCACCTCTTCTATTATACATGGTTGGTCTTTAAATAATTCACCCTGACAAATACGTTCATTATGATTCACATATTTAACATCACCACTTATATTCACAATCATTGCAAAAACTGGTTCAACATAATCCCAATCAATAATCCCAACATTATTTGCTAATGTTAATCCTTGTTTGAGTGCAAGGCTGGATCGTGGATATAATCTAACCGAATAACCTCTTGGTATATCAAAAATGAGGCCTGTAGGTATTAAAACTCTTTCATTAGGATTGACTTGTACCCTTCCGTTCAATACTAGTCTATTTTTATTTTCTACTATTTCTAGTTGATTTAAATATACTTTAATTGGTTTATCTTCTTGTAAGAAAGAGTACAAGTCAAAACATGCAGACCCCCTCGTAGCACGAATGGGGTCTTTTACTTCTGGATGTAATTTATAATAATGTAAATCATTGCTCATTGTCAACATCAGAATCCCTTTTATTCCCAATATTATATTTTGGAGTTAATTCCCATTCATCCTTTTCTTTAAAGGACAAAATCTTTAACTGACTCAATGGCACCGTAGGTTCTGATGATTTTGCTGATTCTACTAGTTCGATTAACTCCCATTCTGCGAGAAGATTTGCAATCGTATTTCTTCGTGCTTCATCATTCTCTGAAAAATTTGTTGTTTTTCCGTCTAGTGCGAACAGTTCTTTAAAATGTACTATGTAATATTTACCCTGCTTGTGCAGGATGTGACAAGATTGAAATAATGTTTTTTCTTTTCGTGATGCAATTCCGATTCGTGTAAGGGTTTCTCGTACCTTTAGGAAATCATCCGGCTCATTTAATTTCACTTCAATCATCGCTTGGATAATTGTTTCACTCATTTTGATCCTTTCAAACCACCTGTATCAATTCTTTGTTTAATAATGTCCAGTTGCGAACTATCGAGTAAAGTAGCATATTCTCTCGCTTTCGCATAACTGCATTTATAATATACCTTGATTAATTCAAGAACTTCATTATTTTCTCTCTTTAACCATTTACTATACCTTTTCTTAGGTCTAATAGTATTTAGAAAAAAGTCAAATTGAAGTTTTGAATCAAGATGGTTGTTGAAATTCATTTCATTTGCATAAAGAACAGTATCATGATTAAAACTTAGTGCCCGATTTATAATGAATTGTTTATACTCCTTCTCAAGCTCAGGAGTTTCATCCATCAGATTAACCTTTCCTTGATTAATCTGTTTTACAAAATCAAATGGATTCATGACATAAACTCCGATAAAGATGACCTTACATTACTTTTATTTAATTCACTATGAAAAACCTTGTGTTTTTCCAACTTACCATTTGCATCTCTACGTATTTCAGAACTATCAAACCCCTCAAGGTGTTTTAACATCTTCTCTTTAATAGTATCATCTGGAATGAATAAACGAGTATGGCGAGAAGTTGGGTCATCTTTCAGTCCAAACTGCAAACACCATCTACGAATTGTTTCCCAAGAATTACCACCTTGGCCATCAACCATTTTCCGATGTGTTTGAAATAAGAAATCTTTTTTATATTCCAATCCATTAAGAATAAAATACAACCAAGGTTTACAAAACGAACCTTCTTTATTTTTTTTGGTGAGATTCCAACTTTGAATCATGGCCTGAACCAAATTGTCCCGAAATACAGCATCGTGTTTTGGAATATCATGAGAAAAATTATCTGGTAAATTTTGCAATTTTTGTTGAAATTCTCCCTTTGTCTTAAAATAAAGAGGATAATTATCACCAAGAACTTCCCTCATCATAGGGGAATCATACACCAATGTAGGTGTGCCCACTTGTATTGGGTCTTGTACTGAAAGATTCCAAGTTGCATACCCTTTAATCCATGCAACCGATGCATAAGAACCACGTAAAAAATCAGAATACAATTCAAAAGAACCAATCAAAGATTTAGGAATACCATCATATGCATACTTAAATCTACCAGGCTCAAATACCGATTCTTCTTGACTTTCTTCAAGTTCCTCTAATCCAGATGTCTCAACTGGTGAATAACCAGACAATGGTTTCTTGACTTTTTCATCAGTAACCAAAACTTGATATTCTTCTGGCAAACCTTCCATCATCTTATGAAGTTGTCTCGCTCCAGTTGTTTCATTCCAACGATGATTGAATGCAATTATTTTCTTACCAACTGGTGAACTCCAATACTCTCCATTTGTTTGTGGAAATGGTTTTGCTTTAAGTGGAAATTTTGCAATCTTATCCATCAAAACCTTTTTATCTGGAACCAAAACATGCGATACTTTTTCAAAATTTGAAAGAATATATTCTGCACTAGCGTCAGAATGAAAAAAGATTTTACTACATCTATCAATGGCTTCAAATTGTCTGAAAAATGTAGGTGGAAATGCTGGTGCCGGACTTGATGCATTACAATCAACCCAATGAAAAAATGCAAATGCATCTGTGTTGTTCATACTATAACGTAGAGACAACAAATTCCAAAGAACATTTGTAAGAATTTCTGGTTGATGTGTGAACACAAAATCAATATCAATTGAAGATGTTTCCAGTGTAATGAATTCGCCAGGACGAAATTCTACTTTTTGTCTTCCTGAAAAGATACGACAAAAGGTCTTACCATCAAAATTAGCACGATTCTGCATAACAGATTGAGGATAAGGAAACGGAATTATCGTTACATTATCCATTGAATACAGACGGTCAGAAGGGGAGAGAGTGTTCAATTCTGGTATCATGATATAGTGATGGCACATTGGTAGAAAATCCACCGTATCCATCATCACTTTCCAGTTTGAACATCTCTCCACCACATATTTACTCCCTTTCCAACGAACAGGAGAAGCTACGTGAAGAATGCGTTTCCCGAATATTGGAACGTTACCATACTTCTTAAATATTTCACTCATACAAATTCACATTCTGCCATTAACTCAACAAGGCACGCTACAAGGTTTATTTCTTGGTCTGCAACAAATGCGGATTTATACTGGTAATCTGCAATTATCAAGACGGCTTGTGGAATAGAACTTTTTTCCGTTACACTATATAGCTCATCATATATTTTACGATAGACTGATGCTGGGTCATTATCAACATTAGAAACAACCCATTGTCTCATATTTGAAAAGTTTTTTTCACGTAATGAATTTATCAACTCCCTCATATTCATTTCTTTGATATTTGCAAGAATACCAGAATTGATTTCACCAGAAGTTGAATACCTTTGCAACTCATTCAAAACTCTCCTAAAATCTGGAAAGTGTTTGAGAACAAGTTTTGCAATTACATTTTTATCAAATACAATAGTTTCATCAGAAAGAATATGCTCAACTCTATTCATAAATTGAGATGCAATTACTGGTTTTTCATCCTTATCAAGAGTGAAATCAATAACTGCACAACGTGAATGAATGGGTTCAATGATACGATTTTTGTAATTACAAGTGAAAATGAAAGAACAATTTTCTGCAAACTTTTCTATAAAGTTTCTCATCGCTGGTTGAACTGAATCGGGATTCATATAATCCGCTTCATCAATTATTACAACCTTACGACTACCTGTCAAAGAAATAGTAGAACAGAATTGTGTCAACTTAGTTCTAAGAGTATCAATCATCCTACCTTCATCAGAACCATTGATGATAAGATAGTCTGCTCCTGTTTCATTACAGATTGCACGAGCAGCAGTTGTTTTGCCAATACCCGATGTTCCTGTAAACATCAGATTTGGAATTTTATTTTGACTGACTACATCTCTGAGAGTTGTTTTGATTGAATCAGATAAAACACAATCATCAATAGTTTTTGGGCGGTGTTTTTCCACCCACAAAAGAGAATCCATCATAATTACCCCCCATAAGTGGAGTTTTGTTCTAATGCTATCCAATAATTTAAAGTATCGGTCTTTCTTTTAAAATGAGAAATACGTTTAGATGAAAGTGCAACATGATAATCACCTTCCATTATTTTATTGAGATTTTCTGTTTTGAAAATCATACGAAATGTCTCATCCGTTTTTCCAACTGTGGTTGAAAATCTATCTGAACTTGCATTACCTGTATCTGATACAACAAGTTCAATTTCACCATTATTGCTCTCAACTACAACTTCAGGTAATCCTAAAGTATTGGCCGCATTAACAGTTGTTTTAAATTGTTCATGTGACAATTCAAATACTATTTCTGGTTCTGGAAAAGATATCTCTTTTTCTGGTGGTGTTTGAAACATTGAACTGCTCCCACAATAACGATAGATTGCCGAATGTTTATCATCAGCGATAGACACTCCACTCTCATCAAAATTTAATTCTGGGTCATTGAAAAGAGAGAGTGTTCCTAAAAAACGATTCACTTCATAAATCGGAAATTTTCTTGGAAAATCTTCTTCAATTTCAACAGAGGTTAGAATTGTATTTAAAGGAGAAACCGTTTTAAGAGTTTTTCCTTCTTGGAATTCTATGCTCTGATTAATGTTTGCATAATTTTTTAACAAATTAATTGTTCGTTCACTTATTTTCATTTTAATTCTCCTTTTCACGTTGATAATAATTATCATGTAGGTATAACATAATTATAACATAATGCACTACCTTTGTCAAGTCGCTACGATTAAACCCACCCTTCTTACCATATCTTTGGGCATATTTGATAATATTGCCGATACAAAATCCTTCACCATGTCCTGCATCAGCAATAAATTCTGTTGATTGTATTTTATTTTGAGCATAATGTGAAGTATAAGTGGAATCAATAGCATTCCAAATTTCCTTCAAATATTTACCCTCATCAAAAACATAATCAACTTTTTTTCTTTCGTTTTCCTCTATTTCTTTTTCGTTTTTCATGTCCACTCACTTTCGTTTCTTTATCCATTCCATGTGCGGCAAATTCAAGATTTGCTAAACTGGCCATCGAACCAGAAAAAACATAAGAACCCATATGTCCAAGTTTCATCCATGGGCACAAATATATTTTATATCCCAATCTACGAACAAATTGGCAAAAGAAATAATCTTCAGAAAGATATCTGTCACTTTCTCCTGCAATATCACCCAAATATGCTTTTGAATCAATTACTGTATCAAAATATGCATGAATTATTCTATCACCAGTAAAATGTTCTGAACGATTGTGATCTGGACGATATGCGAATTGAGGATATGCTTCTTTAAAATCATTAAACACTTCTCGTTTTATCAACATAAAGCCAGTTCCAATTTCTAAAACATCAACTGGTTCTGCAACTTGAATTTTATGTGTATTTTCTACTGGATTGAAAACATAGTCGCCAGTATATTGGTCTAAAATAGTAGGGTCTTCATCTGCGAGCCCACTATCAACTGCATTGCGAACTTTTTCCCATGCAATACATTTTTTCGGATAAGGCCCACCAATTATGTCTTTATCTAATGCGGCTAAAGTCAATACATCATTTGGGTCATAATGTATATCTGCATCAATAAACATAAGATGAGTATATTCGCTTCGTAAAAATTCATCACACAAATAGTTTCTGGCTCTTGGAATTAAGGACTCATTGAAAAGATAAAAGAATTTCAAGTCCATTTCATACTTAGTAGATAATGTTGCAAGGTCACAACTTGCTTTTGCGTACATTCCACTGCACATCCCCCCATACATTGGAGTGCAAACCATTATCTTTTTTTCACGTAATTCTTCAACTGGTATTTTTATATCCATTATTTTCCATTTTTAGTACATACAAAAATAGGAGTCAGTCATTTCAACCAACCCCTATTCTTTTATTTAGAATGGTCTTAAATCTTCGTTTTCTTCTTCAGTTTCAGACGATTCAGAATCTCCATTTTCTTCCTCATCGGAAGGCATCGAAACCTTATCATCCAACTTGGAATACAAGTCCATGAAAGTTTCTTTGGTTTGGTCATCAAACCTTGCAACACACATTGCAATCGCTTTCATGCGATCATTGAAGATTGAAAACGCTTGGACAATGTGAACCAGACGGCGAGTAGCAATGATTTCATCAACTCCACCATCATAGAAAGTTTTGCGAATCAAATCCGCCCAATCTACCAGTTTCCCAGCAAATTCCGAATCTTCACAACCAAGAGATTCCATCAACTTTATGATGATTTTTCTCTCAACTGAAACAGAAGGATATTCTTGTTCAACTGTGATAGGAAACCTTTCAAGAAAGGCTTCGTTCAAGATATTTGTTCCAATGAACCGACCATCTTCAGAACCTTTACCTTTGGTGTTTGCAGTCGCCATGACTGTAAAACCTTCTTTCGGACGAACAATCCTACCTTCTTTTTTAATCAGAAGTGGATTTCCTTCCAGAACAGGCTGGAGACACATAATCTTGTTTGATGCAAGGTCAACTTCATCAAGAAGAAGAGTTGCACCACGTTCCATCGCCATCGTAACTGGCCCGTCCTGCCAAACCGTCCTACCATCAACTAATGCATAGTGACCAATCAAGTCATCTTCATCAGTTTCAATAGTAATATTCACCCTGAAAAGTTCTTTTTTCAGTTCAGCGTGAACTTGTTCTATCATCATGGTTTTTCCGTTTCCAGAAAGACCAGTAATAAAAACAGGATAAAATTGACCAGACTTTTTGATGGTTTTTACATCACCATAATGTCCGAATTTTACATATTCCTTAACTCTTGAAGGAACATATGATTCTTTTTCTGTTTTTGGGAATTCTATAACATTAGATGCCATAGATACTTCTTCCGATTTCATTGCAACGTTAGTTGCAAGAGAAACTACATTAGATTCATCAACAGTTTCGGTTGATGAACCATTAACAGTAGGAAAACGATATTCTCCCCTGTCAATTTTTTCACAAACATCAACTAAAAACCAAGGGCGAATAACCCCAAGCTCTTTATGAGTTTTTGTCTCATCTGTGAATCGTGAAATATCCTTTCTGGTAAAAATCTCATTGCCAACAAAGGAACGAAACGCATCAAGAGACTTTTCTTGTTTTTCATTCAACATCATAACAAATAATCTCCGTATTGGAGGTTTAAAATAGGAGAGAAGTCAATCTTCTCTCACTTTCACAATTATATTATATCAAATCTGAACACGAATGTCAAGTTTTTTCACGCAACCTTCTCAACAAATGCATTGAGAAGAATACGATTCTGTAACTTGCCCTTGGTATTCTTTTTCAGAGCTTTCCGAAGTTCTGATTTTGAAGAACCAACTTCAACTTCACCGATATGGTCAACTTCATCAATTTCAAGTCCTTTAACATTAATGACATAAAGTTCATCATAAGCTGTTCCCGTATCAATCAAGAATTTATTCTTACGAAAATAAGAAACATCTTCTTCGGTGGGATAACGATTTATAACCCAACTCAAATTTGAAACAACTCTTTTTCCACCACCAGAAGTCAGAAAAAATCCAAGAAGATTAATTCCAAGTGATTTCTTGAGTCCAAGTAAAAGTAAAGAAGTCATTCCATCTCTTGGATTTTTTATATCATTGGGATATATTCTCATACGAGTTGCAGGGTCATCAATATGAACAGCATCACCTCTTCCGAAACCATGAACTACATTATCTGAACCTACATATTCACGACTACGATTACTTTGACCATCTGTCAAAAATACTGTATTAACAATCTGTGCTCGGGACTTCATTTTGAATTCTTCAATCACACTTTTTGCAGCAATAATCGTATCATCCAACGGAGTTCCACCAAGTGAAAAATTACTAGGCATTCCATAAACATGATTTCTAGAATAATAATACATATAACGTGAATTAAAACATTCTGCAATTAGAAGAAGATTCCGATATGCATCATTCAATTCTCTTTTTCGCATTCTGGAAGAAAATAGATTTACCAGACGAAAATTTGAACTAACAACTATATCGTTTTTCTTATAATCTGCAATCTTCTTTCCAAGTGCAGTAAAATTATAAGGCATACTTTCATTCTGCTTCCAATATGCATCATTATCTTCATCTTTCCAATCCCGATAATGGTCATTGAAAGAATATACTTCAAAAGGAATTTGAACTTTTGAACAGAACATTGTTAGATTAATCAACTGTTCAATTGTCTCTTTCATATAAGGGCTCATTGAACCAGACCAATCTATGAACATAACCATACCGTGATTTTTTCCTTCAGGAAAGGAAGTAATCTGTTGAAACAGATTTTCACTGTACTTATATGCATGAATCTTGTTCATGTCCAGAGTTCCCTTTTTTGAATTATATGCCCTACGATGAATATCTGCGGCTTTCTTCATTTCAAACTCTTTGACCATGTAACTAATCATCTTGTCATTGTTTGACTTGAACTTTTTCAGAAGTTTGTATCCCTCTTCAACAGCACCTTCCATTCCTGCATAATACTTGTTCATTTCTTCAAGAGACTTTTTATAATCAATTACAATAGACTTGGTATTGATTTTTGGAAAAGTCAGATAAAGAGGAACAGAGACATTTTCACTCATATCTGCAAATTCTTCTTCTCTCTCACGAAAATTATCATCCGTAAGTGACCGTGGCTCAGAAACCATGTCCTCACGATTTCCAAAAGGATTTCCAACTCCACCTTCCATACCACTAGAAGATTCATCAGAAGAAGATTCATCAGACTTGGATTCATTTTCCTCTTTCATTTTGTCCATAGCGTCTTTGACTTCCTCTTCAAAAGAATTCAATCCACTATCTGAATCAGAAGAATCGGATTTTCCATCTTCACCTTCACCTTCACCCTCACCTTCAGAAGAACTCGTTCCAGGCTTATCCTTTTCAGATTCTTCTTCTTCAGAACCATCACCTTTACCAGAAGGAAGTGAAATATCCAAATCATCCATTTCAGAATCATCACCTTCTCCAAACTCATCTGAAAAATTACCATAACTGTTATCAGTTTCAGATTCATTTTCTTTGCAGTAATCATACAGAGCGTCACAGACTTCAACTACATCTTCAAACGTTTCCGTTCTCATAATCTTTTCAACCCATTCCCGCTCTTCTTCTGAAAACTCAATTCCATAATTGGTTCCGGCTTTGGTATATAGATTAATGCGATCAATCAAACCAAGATCATTGACATCCATGCCCATCTTTCTCAGTCCGAAAAAATCTTCATTCATCAGTTCTTCGTAACCCTTCAGCATATGCTTACGAGCACCAGCGAACTTTCTCTTAATTTTCTTTTCGATTCTTGCATCTTCTACAACATTAAGAAAGGACTTGTATCCTTTTCCTTTTTTATTTACAGAAGAATGCCATCCATCTTCAGGAGTCCATAGTGCATGACCAACTTCGTGAGCACAAAACAGGTCATAAGTATCTGAACCAGGCTTCCATTTGAGGATAGGTAGATACAGAACACGATTTTTTACATCGAATGCTGCGGTAGGAATTTTCTTGTGTTCAACAGAAATGTTTTCTGCAGCCATCAATTTGGCAAGTAACGATTTCTGTTCAACTAGGGATTTGTTATTTTTCATAATCAACTCTAAAATGGTTATTTCTTAACCTCACATATACTATTATACTAAATTTTGAGGGGAATGTCAAGTTTTTTCAGATTTTTTTTCAGATTCATCTGGAACGTTTCTTGCATAATCGCCCGAACCATCATCCAAATGTTCATAACCCGATAGCGCTTCACCTGAATATTTATTCATCAATCTTTTTCGTAGTTTTTTAACTGTTTTTCCTGTCATTTTCGCTCCTTTCTCATTACAAGTATATTATAACATAGAAACATGCTGAATGTCAAGTTTTTTTCTATGCTGGTTTTGTTGGCCAGGTTATATTATCTGGGTCACTTTGACTTGGAATATCACGCAAATCCTGACGATATGCTTTCCATGCAGAACTAATTGTTCCACCAGTTTCTTTTGCTTT